TTGCCCCCTAGTAGTGGTATATCGAACGGCTTAGAATCTTTATCGCCCAACTTTGTAAAGCTAATGTGTATGTGCCGCTTATGTGGGTTTATGCCACGATACCTACGCCACTTAAATCCCATAATCCTTGAAGCTATAAAGCCATTATGGATTACGTAAGATATGCGCTTATCGGTTTTAGCACAGACTCTGATCTGGTCAGCCAAATATATCGAGAGCTGCTCGGATGAATCCAAACGAGAATCAATATCAATGGCTCGGACAACGAATCCACTGCGTTCGTCTGGATTATGATCCGATTTGCTGGCGGAATGACGAGCATCACCAATCCACCCATCACTGGTAGAGCGGCGATCTGGATACCAGGTATCAATCTGATCTCTTAACTGTTTACCAGCTGCACACAGCCAGGGCTGTTTACTCATCCTCAGTTACAATCGGGGTGGATTGTGCCGTTAACCAAGCCTGATACTCTGGATTTTCTTCTGTGCAAGTAACGCGGCATAATCCATCGTCATCAATACGAGCAAAGATTTTAACGCCATTTGTTTCACTAAGTAATTCATATTTCATAGTTCAGCACTCCATCCAAGATACGCAGTACCATTTCTTGGTAACAAATAAGTTGTGCTACCAGCAGTTAAACTTCCCGCAACTGTTCCTGCAACAACTCCGTTTTGAGGAGATGTTCCTCCGTCAAAAGCAGGAACGGCTGTAAGGTTTTCAACTGCAGTTGAGGTTCTCCATATTCCGTAATCGGCAGCAGTTCCAGATTGTTCTAAAGCAGTTGGTCTAGTTCTCATTGTCACTGGAAATTGAATAAAAATAACACCATTAGTTGCAGCATAATTAAAAGAAGTTCCAAAGAACCTTCCATCTGCTCCTGGAGTGTTGCGATAGTAATACCTCTGGCAAGCGGCTAACTCGCCTTGAAGTGTGCCAGTTGCGGTTTGGAAAGCAGTAGCGACTGAGCCTTCTTCAACTTGAACGCCCCAAATATCTAAATCACCTGTAAAAGCATCGGCAGAGTCAATTCTAATTGTTAGGTTATTACCTGCGCCAACAGTTTTACCAGAGATAGAAGGCAAAGTAACTGAGGCTGAATATCTAACCCAAGAAGTAGTAAAGGCTTGTGAACTTAAAGCATTTGTTACAACTTCACTTGAACCACCTGAACCAAATCGTTGAATAATCAGAACAGAATCAAGAGAGCCAGATACAGAACCTTTCATCCAAAAAGACACAGTAATTGTCGTTCCTGCAAATGTGCTTACATCCTCAATTCTTTGTGCAATTCCTCTATCACCAGTTGTTGATTTGGTATATCTCAAAAAATATCCATTATTACCAAGTTCACTTCCAACAGTAAAAGCCTGACGGGTTACATTTCCAGTTCCACCCGCCGCTTCAACTATCCATCTATCAGCAGTATAAGTTCCGTTAGCAACAGAATTAAAAGTCGTTCCTCTTTGCCAAATGTTGAAATCACCATTTATGATGGCGTTCTTGCCAGCCGCATAACTACCCTGCCAACGAAGTCCAGTTGTTGCGGAACTATCCGCGACAAGTGTGTCGCCGTTATTACCAACTGCTAATCTTGCAGGTGTATCATTACCACTTGCTGCAACAATATCGCCCTTAGCATCTACAATAGAATTTTGTATTGCATTAGAATCATCAAAGCCAACCCATGCAGATCCGCTATAAGTTTGTACTGCATCTGTGTCTTTAAGATAACAGCACTGGCCTTCTTGTGGAGATGTAATTGCTGCATCTCTAGCTGCTGCACTTGCAAAGACTAGAACGCCTTGCATTAGGTAACCATTAGTGTCGGCTGCGGTCAGCACCTCACCAGTAGTAAACGTCTTAAAACCTAAACCTGCTGCCATCTCTACTCCTTAGTAACTTAGGACATTATAGCCCAAAGTACCATAAATCGGGTTATCCAAAACCAGCGAATCAATGATGGGCTCTAGTGTCGTGAACGTGGTTTTCCAACTATTCGGGGTTATATTCATCCTTACCCCAAAAATCTGTAAAGTTTTTTCTAAAATCGATCCACCAGGTTGGGTGGTTTTAACTGTAATTGGATCAAAAAAGTCTAAGCCTAAGGCTGCCACTATGCCTGAATTGTAACTAGGTGTGTATAGGTCTAGGACTATTGCATCCACACGGATAGAGGTTTCTTGCCTAGAGGCAATATAAGCCTGGGCATAATCTAGAGCTACGGCATCTGATTGCATCAATAGGTTATCTAAAAAGTAACTATGCAAAAAGTATTTATCTATGCTGGCTTGATTTAGGGCTACCTGTGGACTACCACCAGCTCTAGTAATAGTAGCTTTATTAAACACTAATACGTCATTTAATATCCAGGTTGCATCAAAATAAGATATACCAGATCCATCATCTGCAAACACTGTAGGTGTGCCACCAATAGATCCAGCCGTTACGCCTCGATCTTGAAATACAAAGTTATTGTCGGCATCAACATAGATAGCACCATATTCAGAATTTGCTACTGTAAATAATGCTTGTAATGCAGTGCGGTTAGTACCTGGATCTGCCTGTAATGTAGTAAGACCTGGATCAATATCTCGCTGAGATGCTGGCCATGAAATCTGATCTAAAATATCATCCACACGTGCACCTGATAATTGACCAGCGCTAGTGCCAGCCACTGTGCTTATCTGTGCTAATTGGGCTAATCTAAAAGCATCTACAGCTTGTATAGTAGTCATTGCTACATCTTCTGATTCTTGTGGATAGGTAGTAACATAACTTGTAATGTATCCTGCAAATATAGGATAAGTTACTGATCCATAAGTAGCAGTAATTTGCACCTTCTTCATAGGCGTTAATAAATTGTAATAAGGCCCAGATACATTCTGTGGGTTAAAATCACCATTTTGATCTGTTATGCGTAAAGTAAGTGAACCTGTTTGAAACTCATCACTAAGTGCAGTACGGCCTCTATTGGTTTCAATTCTATTTACTTGATTGGATACATCTACAATTACAGATGCTGAATCTGCCAATATGTTTGTGTCTAAAATACCTGTATCTAAAATCATTGCCTGAGCAAAACTAGGGCCAGTGCTAAAGTTAATTACTGCATTGATTACTGGTACTGTCATTATGGCAACTGTCCAGCGCCAGAAGTGCTATAACCATTTCTAGTCGCTTGTTGAATACTCTCAGCAATTGCTTGGCTCATCTTGTCGCCAGAAGCATCTATTCTTAAAGTAATTGCATCAGCTTGGGCTTGATACCTTGCAGACATGTGGGCTAATGAAATGGCCTCTTGTGCAGGTAATCCGTATTGGCTATTTAATTCTGGTGCAAGTTGTCTAATTAAAATGTCGTATGGATCTGTAGATAATGGCGCTGCCCCACCTGGGCCTCTACCAGCTGCAAAGGCATCAGCCTGGGCTTGGTATCTAGCGGACATACCTGCTAAAGCCATAGATTCTTGTAGTGATAAACCTAGCGCTCTAAATTGTCCGATTAAACCGCTAATCATTGCATCATATTTATTAGTGCTGGCTGCTAATGCATCTGTGAACTCTTTTAACTTATTTGTGGCTTCCATTTCGGCTAATAGTTTTTTAGCCAACGCTTCATTGTTATCCAATATCGCTATCTGTGCTTTAATGCGTAATTTAGTTTCTGCATCTACAGCTTCATTTAAGGCTACATTTAAGCCTATACGCTCTAGGTCAAACTTATCTTTTAATTGATCTACAGCCGTTTTTTTCTTTAATTGTTCGTTTTCTTGTTTTCTATACCTTACATTATCTTTTGTAACCCTTAATAGTTCTTTTGCAACTTTAACATCTGGTATGCCAGAATATCCACCTACATTTGATTGCGCTGTGCCCCTTGATCTGGTTAATGCACCACCTACGGCATCTAATCCGATAATACCAATAGCGCCTACTACAGCCTTTGTATTTCTACTATAAATTGCTAACGCTAATAAAGCGGCCTTAAATGATGGATTACTTACTAAATCATCAAACTTTTTAATTAATTTAGCCATTTCCACAATGGCATAAGCAATGTTATTGCCTAGGTTTTCAAAATCATCAGCAAGGTTGGCTACTGATTTATCTTTACTTAATATAACTAATGCATCTACTAAACCTTTACCAATAGACTTTGTAGCTTCATCTGCGCCTTTTTTAAGCACATTCATCTTGCCAGCGTACGTATCTAACCTAGCTGCGGATTGACCAGAAAATCTTTTTTCCAGCGCATCCATGATTTTGTTCATGTCGCCAGTTGCAATTATGTTTTCGTCTATACCTGTGTTAAGGCCCTTAATTGCTTTAGTTTGGCCTCTAATGCCAGCTGAAATAGCATTTACTACTGTTCCTAAGCTTTCACCTGTGCCAGCGCTTATGTTTAATGCAGCCTCTAAAGATCTTTGTGCTAACTCAACCGATCCAGTAAGATTTAAAAAAGTTTGGAATGGGCCACGTAAATCTTCTAATATACCTAGGGTTTTTTCTAAAC